AGTCAGAGCGGCTGATGTATTGCTTTAAATGTGGATGAAATTGGCAACCAGAAATATGTAATTGCCTTAACCTTAGCAGTTAACGTGAGCTTTGGGGCATACAGATGTTTTGGTTTAAAGGTGTGCAATTGATCACCGGAATCCTAGCCATGGCATGGCGTATATACACAGTCCAACCTATAGTTTGTTGAAAGGGGAATCAAGTTAAGTGCCAAGTCAGTAGACGTTGGAGGTTGTCGACTCAGATAGGCAACTTGGACACACCGCAACCAGAGGTGAATTATGTCAATCATATCTGACTCTTTTATTTAAAGTCCCTTTGGGCAAACGCACATATTAATTAATTGGTTTAAAGTCCTTAAATTTTCTTGCTCGGGTAGTTGCCGGGCACACCCTTTTTTTATTTATTTTAATGCCTCTGTGTTATATATGTAATTTAAATTATAATAATGATGTTTGTTTATATTTTCCCTGTGATAGTGTGCGCGGTGTGGATTGTGCAATAGAACATTTTAGAGTAGGGTCAGACTTTATAACTATGAATTGTGTTGGCAGACACAGTATTTGTTATCCTTGTTTGGCTGTTGCTATTTTTTTACCAGTGGTTCCATCAATAAATGCCCAAGGGCAGGCTACACTGGTTAATGTTCAAAGTAAGACAACAATTGTTTGTATGCGTTGTCATAAAAACCACATTGTTAATATTTATCGTGCTGCTATAAATGTAGTTAGATTCACCTTTGAAGTTACTATACCAACTCCACAGTATGTAGCTTTAAATGTTGATGAGCACGAAGTTGATGAAAAGGATCGATTCCAATATTCTGACGTTAGCAATAGTTTTAATTCTGGTATTATTGTTACTGATGAATCATTAAACACCAATTTAATAAATTTTGATCAAAAGAAAATTATAGTCACTGTGTGGAAGGATTATAAAATTCCTAGATTGAAATTGATTGGTTTTTTAAATACTTTTAGTGGTCCTAATTATGGTCTAGAACCTGACTATATTGGAATTCGGGTTGTAGATGGTGATTTTATTGTTAGTTTACCAGTTGCAGTTGTAGCAGCATTGGATGCTTTTTGGTTTGGAGCACCAGATGGTAAAACTAAGGCTAATTTTGATGTTAGTCATCGTAAATGTTATGAGTTATTACGTGAAGTAGCTCTTTCACCAGAACAATTTCAAATTGTTTTGAAGTGGAGTGTCATATATTGTTATTTGGATACATCAAATACAGTTCGACACATTTATGGTGGTTGGCATGAAAATTGGTGGCAAATAGTATTGTCGTTTATTTTAAATAATCGACGATACTTTTATCTGGGTTTTAAAATATTGGCATTTATTTATATATTTAATAAATTTGTGTTGTCACGTAATAAATACACAACTTTGAATGAAAAGTTTGCCAATATTTTAAAACAAGTGATTAGGGGTTCATTGAGTGTTAAGGAAATAGCAGGTGAAGTAGAACAAGTGTGTGTAAACACCTGTGATCATAACGAATTTGTTAAAATTTTTGAAGAAACTTGGGTTGGCATGGAAAGTCGACCAATAGTGATATTTCGTCCTTATATATTGCTATTTTTGAAAGTTGGTTCTTGTTTAGCAAAATATCGGTATAAAGAATATAGTTTATTGTTAGCAGCTGTACTTATGGAGGAAATGTTGAAAAGTGTTAGTATACGTGGGTGGCGACCATTTTATCATTTTGGTGCTTTGGAATTGTTGAGTAGATATAATCATTCTGAAATAATTCCAACACGGTTGATCTTCATTTCCGTTATGCCACTAATGATGCACTAGTATTATCAATGATGGTTTTGTTGTGAGAGTAATTAAACATTTATTATATAATCTATATGGGCCGAACTGTTGGAAAATTTTTTTAAACTTTCTTAGATTATAATGGGTCAGAGTAGTGCTAAGGCATGGGAATCATGTTATAAGTTTCCATTTGTTGATTCTAATGCTGCATTACCTGTGCAATTAAAGAAATCTGCTAAAATGCGGATGCCTGATCCATTTTTTCAAATGATGGGGAAGCCTCTTATAGAATATAGAAAATTACCACAAAACCATTATAGGACTTATATAATTCATGTGATTATGCACCCAATGCCTTTGCTTCAAGTTTACACAATGAAAAATTAGCCGTAGCCGCACGGATATTAAAAGAAACACAAGTTGTGGATGTTTATAATCAATTCGCAACGCCCGGTGCGACATATATTGATGATTTCGTATCCTTTGTTAAAGATAATTTCTCAAAATTGTTTCGTGGATGGAGAAAAGTTCATCCTGTCTCATTTGAGGATTATTTAAAAAATTCAAATGCATCTGAAAATGTTAAACGAATATTGCGTGAGACAAAAGTCAAATTGGATGAACAAGGTGTTGGTTATGATAAAATCACGCACAATGATAGTTATCGTTGGACGAGAAGAAGTGCTTTTGTAAAAATTGAAAATAATCTTTACAGATCACCTTTGAGTAATGCGGATTTTAGAACACCAAGTTTACCTTTTGATGTAGCGCGATCTTCTGTTGGGGTATGGAATGATAATTTTAAATCTAAAGCTCCTAGATTAATTTCTGGTGCAACACCCGAATTTATTTGTATCATGGGTCCTTTTTTTATGGCCCTACAAACCATGATCAAAAAATTATGGGGAAAGCACAATTTTGTATATTTCACTAGTGGTGCAACCAACTACACTATTAGTGAATATCTATTTGGGGCAAGTGGTATTTCTGGTAATATTTTGGAGGATGATGTTAGTTCATTTGATGCATCGATATTACCGGAAATATGTAAATTAGAACTTTGGATGACTAAAAAATTTGGTGCATCGCCTTTGGTGTACCAATTATTCGAAGCAAATAATTTTACACATGGTCAAACACATCATGGTATTAAATATAAAGTGAATGGGACGAGGAAATCTGGTGACCCTTGGACTTCACTCTATAATTCTGTGCTCAATGCTCTTATGCATTTATATGCATTCAAGATTTCTCAGCAAAATCTCGGTGGGGGGAGTGTTGATATATCTTATATGCGCAGCCATATACGTATGGTTGTTCAAGGTGATGATAATTTAATGATTCACACTGGACGTAAAATGCCTTTTATTAAAACAGTCTTGTCTTATTTGGGATTCGACTGTGAATGCATTTACAGGCACAGTATTTATGATGCTGAATTTTGTAATAATATTGTTTATGATACTGAATCTGGGCCATTGTTTGGTCCTAAAGTTGGTAGAGTGCTTTGTAAATTAGGTTATTTTGTAAATCCCCCGATGCACATTCATCCAAAAAGTGTGCTTCGTGGAGTTGCATTAGGATTTGAAGCTGTTGCAACATATGTACCATTAATGAAGGAAGTTGTGGAAAGGATTTTATATCTGACCAGGGACTACAACCCTTATTTTATGCGTACATATGACTTCAAAATGCATTATAAAAAAGCAGTCGCTACAAACAATGATTATGTGATGTACAATCGCTATGGTGTATATCCAAGTATGCTTGATGAGATGAAATCCTTGTTAACAAGGGTGGAAAATTTAAATCATCCATACTTCATATTATTGTTTGATAGGGATACTAATGCAAAATCTTCTATTTTTTAAAAGGTGGTTGCTAACCTAGACGTGTTTTGGATACCATTTGCACGTTCTAATTCTTTTTGATCAATTTAAAATCTGTCCACAATAAAACCATTAGTAGTCGACTGGCATAATGGGTTGAGTGAGTGAGGCGAAAAGCTAACTTGGATCGTTAGCCGTGTAGCCAATTGATTTTAAAGAAAATGTTATAAATGGGTTGCATGTGTTGAGTACATAGTAAAATGTCCATCTATTGTCAAGTATGAACGAATAGTGTGGTTTGTGTAAATAAGCTCCACTCGACACATGTATGCAGGGAGCACAATCTAGAAATGACTGCTTATTCAACTGATGATGTGAATGTTATTAATAAAGAAATAGCAAAGAAATCATCAAATTTTAAACCTATTAAAAAAATTCAAGAAAAAATTGAAAATATGAAATTTGCTTATCATGGAAATCATGGTGGGCCAAATTATGGGGATCCAAAT